GTTCAGGCCAACGGCCGACACGAGCGACACGTATCGTTCAGAGCCATCCTGCTTGCACGCACCCCAGTAGGACTTGACCGGGTTGGTGCGCTCCAGCAGCCTGATATAACCGGTCTTCTGGTTCACGCACGCGCCGTAAAAATTGGGTTCCTTGGCCAAAGCCGCCGTGGTACCGGAGCGGAGCTTGCTGGACGCCAGTGCAACGCCGCCGATACCAAGCAGGATGACGAGGCAGCCAAGGATAGCCAGGGAGAGCTTCTTCTTCTTCATAATTTTCCTATCAGTCCCAGACCTGGGCAGGGTTCTGACGAAGGTAGTGCTGACCGGAGCGGATTACAGTCTCAAACCGCAGAGTCGCCTGGTCTGAGAAAGCGCCGTGGGCGAACTCGTTACGGAAAGTCGGAGCCTCAACCCAGGCAGCGCTACCGGCGTGCGCACGCTCGGCAAGAGTCTCCTGCGGATACTTCGTATCGACCTTGGCATTGCGGTTCGGCCGCCCAGGAGCGGTCCGGTAACCCTGCATCACGCCCTCAGCAAAGGCAGCTGGGATGTCGCGGTCAGTCCCAAGTCCTTCCTGGAAACGCAGAGGACCACGACGAACCGGGTTATCGGTAAACTTGCGCTCCCACACGGGAGTCATGCGCTCCGGATATTGCGGAGCGGGGGCGATCGGAGAAGTCAGGTTCGGGTCAGCCATCACAAATTCTCTTTCGCGCGGAACTATCAATTTCAGCATAGAAATCCGCGTTTTTAATCTGGTAATGCTAATCAGCTGTAGAAAAGATTCGTAGTGACTTCCACTTCCGGCATCTGGTGTTCAGCGGTCAATGCGCATGCCAGCGCTAGGGAGTCACAGTAGTCGTCATACGCGCCAGAAATATCGGGAGCCTTGGCGAGCATGTACGGCCCGACATACTCGACCTCAAGATTCCTCATCTGTTCGATGAAACGGCTGTACACACGCGTACGCCGGACTCTGGAGTGCGCAGGCCAAACCAGCTTGCGCCGGTTGATCAGCTGCATCAGGTGCTTCCAGCGCTTGGACTGGTCAGAACGCTGGGACCCCATTTCGATGATCTCTGCGTGTGGCATCAGGACCTTCAATCGGCTTGCCACAGCGTCTCCGACCCCGCCGACGTCAATTCCGATCTGATGGACGTTGTAGTCCTTGAGGAAATCAACTATCCGAAAGTACTGCGTCTCCCAATCGACACCGCGAAGGTCTAGCCAGTTGAGAATGCGGTGCTCCATGTAGCCGAATTCATCTGGGTTGTCCCAGTCCACCCAGACGACGGTGACGACGGTGCTGTCCTGTTTCCGGGCAGGGTCAATGCCAACGACAACCGGGCTGCGATGCCACGCACGCACCAGCTCCATACTGCGGTCCCCCAGGGTCTCAAGGACCTCGGAGGTGGTGAACATTCCCTGTTCGAGCAGCCACACCAGGCGGTACGACAGCTTGAAATCGTCGCTGTCGTAGCCGAGATTCCGGATTTGCTGCTGGCAGTGCTTGGCGTATGAAGGGTTGTACTTGCTGGCTTCCCGGTAATCTGCTTCGAAGTGGTTCTGGCGCTTCCCCTTCTGAGCTTGTTCGATCCGGTTCTTCCGGATGAAGTCATAGAAGAAATTCCGGGTGTAGGTCGGAGTCCCGGTGAAAACAAAGGTTCCGTTGGTGCTCGCCGCCATGGGCACGATCGATTTGAGCACCATCCGGTCATCAGCGCCCTGCGCCTCGTCCACAAGGATGAGATGGTAGGTGCGGCCCTCAATGATGGCGCGAGGGTGACACGTCTGCTTGCGGACAAGAGAGCCGGATTTCAGCGTCACTGTCCGGCCACGAGCTTTGATGCCGTCCTGGATATCAGGGTCGTTCATCAGCGCGATAGCGCGGTCGCTCGTAAGCCTGCTGACGATTCGGCCGAAAAGGTTGTCGGCCTGGTCATCTACAGGAGCAAAAGCGCCGACCCAAACGCCCTTAGAAAACCGGCCCATCAAATTCGGATAGACCTTGGCCAACACAGGGAACATGATCATTACGGCAGCCACCGTGTTGGCCACTGTCTCCGATTTTCCTGAATTTGAGACCTGTACTCCGTTGGCGATGAACCATCCCTTGCCATCGACCGTCATATCGAAGACCTCACGCTCACCTGCGTCTTCGATGTCGATGATCTTTGCCCAAACGAGGTACTCGTTATCCGGTCCGTAACCGTGTTCCTTATAAACTTTTCGTTCGGCGCGACCCTTACCATTTGGGCGGAGAGCCTTAAGGGCGAAGTAGTCGATGGCGTCAATGGACTGCTGTTCCTTACCGTAGATCAGCCCAAACGCCTGAAAAAACCGGCGGACATTACGAGCCCCATTCCCGACAACAAGACGGTAGAAAGTGCTCGTGCCTTTGGCATGCCTCTCAGGCTTCACAGTAGACATCACACCGAACTTCAGCAGCAGAGCATGCCAATACCGGGCATAAATCTCATCGTTACCACAAGCCAGGAAGATATCGGGACCCGATTTCTTCATGGTGATGCAGCCGTCACCAGACCACGCCCGGTTCACAAACTCACACGCCATGTCCGCAGACCAGCGGAAAACGTCCAGGGGGAATCCGTGGTCCCATTCAATGGCGTGGAGAGCATCGAGAATCGGATTGTCGTAACTGGACTTGGTCGAGGTGAACAAGAGATCGAATCCGTTCCCCTTACGGTAACGCTTGGCTTCGATCCCCCAGCGCCGCCGGACAATGGCGGACATCTCATCGAGATACACGTCTCGATTGTTGGTGAATTTGATGCTCTGTCCGTGGCGTATAGATCCGTCGGTGGTCATATAGCCAAGAAAGCGAGCGAAGTCCTCGTCTACATCTTCGATGACATGACGAGGAGTGTTGTGCCTCCCGACGTAGATCGTACGGTCGATCTTGTTAATTCCAGGCCACTGCGCAACGCCCTGAGCGACAGAGATGTAATCACCAGGCTTCAGGAAACCGGCAGCCACCCATCCGTCCGGGGTTCGCACAGGATGGTTGTCTGTCATGATGACCTCTCCCCCACCCCGGATCTTGTAGCGCTTGGTCGGCTTCACGCCTGTCTTGAACGCCTTTTCGTGGTTACGAAGCCGCACTGCCGTACCGTCCTGCCTGAACACCACCGTGTCCCCATCGAGACACTGTCGGCTGAACAGGGCAGTGATGCTCGCGCCGTCGTTGATGATCAGGGACTCAATAATCCGGGCGGCAAGCGGACGCTGGTAGGGATAAAGAGGGTTGCCGGACAGCTCGTCGACGACGATGAGCATCTTCTCGACGATCTTGTCTACGGTCTTCTGGGAAATCTCGTCGAGAGGGACACCACTGTCCAGTTCTGCTAAACGATCATCGTCATCCGAATACTCATCTACAATTTCGTCGTCGTAATACTCTTCGAGTTCGACTTCTGACACTTTTCATACCCTCTTAATGACTGCCATTACGAGGGTATAAAAAAAGAGCCGACGCTTTATAATGCGTCGGCTCTTATGGGGTCAGTACTGCTCTACACGTTTGTTGCGGACAACGGCGAATGACCTAGCCTGGCTCCGCGTCACTTCCCCAAGCGTTGCTGCCTCTACCTCTCCCGGTGTCATTCCCCACGAATCCTGTGCGTGAAGGACAAAGGGATACACATCAGCGTTTTCGTCCTTACAGGGAAGCGGACCACGAACCAAGCAGAAGGGGTCTCCGCAATACATTGTATGCCGACTGGTATTTGCGTATCCGATGAAGCGACGGCAGGACACGCAGTAACGAGGTACGACCTTAGTTGCTGCTAGCGTCACTGCCCTCACTCCCCTCGCCGTGATCATCAATCCCGAGATCTCGTGCCATCTTCAAAAGGGCATTAGCCAGAGGGATCAGGTTTTCCGGGTCAACTACAACACCATGAATAGGGACCAGTGTTTCTTCCAGATCTCCGTTACTGGGAGGACGCCGCACATACTCCCGAATCTCCCCAACATGGCGACCCATAGATACAGTAAGGTGCACCATCATACGCACGTCAGATCCGGGAGGCGCGAAAGCAGCCTCCCCATTTTTCCTGTCAAAGTAGGTCTTGACACGCTCTACTGCGTCCATATCCCTCCTCGCCCCCTTCTTCCGTAGTGCGCGACGATTGCCACATCGTAGCACAGCAGAAAGACCCCGGCCGGAGACCGGGGTCTTTCTTTGACGTCCTCCCCGGTGTGGGGAGGACGTCAAGCCGCCACGGGCACCTCTCCCTTGGCCTCCATCTTGGCAAGCCTAAGGGCGTTGCACACCTGTCGCCTGCCGATGTTGGGGAAACGCTGACAAACGTCCTCCGTGGCCATAAGCCTGTCCAGGTCGTTTCCAGAGGCAACCCACTCCGCGACGATCTCGCGAGCGATCTCCAGATTCTCCGCAGACACACGCGGGATGTTCGGCCTATCCCGCGTCTCATGAAGTCCGGAGATCTGGTTGAGACCGATAGTGAGCTGTTCGTTAGCAGGCACGTCCACGGACTTCCCGATCAGCTCGGGGTGGTCAGGAATCCGGATGGTCGCGGAGTCGTCGTCCGGCTGCGTCAAGCGGTCCATCCCATCCTCCAAGCCAGCAGCCTCCGACACCATCTCAGCCAGTCGCTCAGCCGACTCAAGCGTCTGAGGGATCCTCTGAGCGGCGGCGTTGGTCTCCGCGACTGCATAGGCAGCGTAGTAGACGATGACTGCCATGTGCAGTAGCGCGGCCGTCACGAGCGTGGGAATGGGGTCCAGGACGATGCGAAGGATGGGGTTGTTCGGAATGATCCCCTCATCCACAAGCCCGTAGATGATCACAAATACGAGGCTCATCCCGATACCGATGATGAAGCCTCTCCGAGCCGCAGCACGCAGGTCCGTGTACTCCCTGGGTGTGATGAAGAAGACGAGGGTGGACACCACCTCATAAGCGACGACAGAAGCCGGGAGAGTCCAGGCGAGGAAGCTGAGCTTGATCAGCTCACCCAGATGAAAGAGCCTCACCGCGTTGACTGAGCAGCTGATGAGCATCATCAGCGGGAGGACGACCAGAAGGATCCGCCGAAGCGAGGGCGGAAGCGCAGGCAATGTCTTGGTCTTCATATGAACTCCTGATCTTGGTGGAAGCGGTACCAGCCTAGCGCGTATGTTCAGTGCATACGAGCGAATGTGCGCACATTCATACACGAGCGAGTGAATGAATGATGCATGTTGTGCCACGGTAGCCCAGTTGATACGTACCAACTGAAGCCCACGCGAGTGGTCGCGCGCAGTCACCCCGCAGTTGGTATGACGTGCGCAATCAGTGACTTTGATCTTGACCTGAAGATCAAGTCACAACTTGGTTACAACTAATGATTTAGTTGTACGACTACTAAGCATGCAAGTAAGATTGGGTGCGTTCTCCCAGGTAGATCGGTCTTGACCGATTCGTTATGTATAAATAGTG